GGCGAGGATGCCGAGCGCGTTGAGGGTGGTCACGATGGCGTCCACGTGGGGCCAGCCCCATGCGGGGCCGACCGTGTTGACGAACACGGCGAGTGCTGGCAGGACGATGAGGCCGAGCCATTTGAGCACATCGTAGACGCGGCTGGGGATGAGCCAGTCGGGCACGTCATGGGTGACGTCGGCGGTTTCGGGCCAGTCGCCCGTGTCGATGCCGGGGAGTGTTTCGCCGGTGTCGGCCGGGGTTTTGCTGTCGGTCATGTTTGCTCCGATCAAAAAAGGATGATGATGGTGGGTGATGCCGTCACCCGGTCATGCGGATGACGGCATCGGTTTGGGTTAGCGGCAGGTCACCGTGTCGCCCACGTAGTAGACGTTGATGTTGCCGCTGGGGACCGAACACTGGGAGACGCTGTAGCCGTGGGACGTGGCGAACTCCCACACGGTGTCGCCCCACTGGAGGACCTTGGAGACCCCGGTGGACGGTGCGGGGGTGGCAGTAGAGCCGCCGCCGTAGGTGACGACATCGCCCACGTAGTAGCGGTTGATATCACCGGATGGCGTGTGCCACATGGACAACGGCCACGCGTTATACGCTACGGCGAGTCCCCAGATGGTCTCGCCCCACTGCATGACGTGGCTGATGCCACCCGTGCTGGGAGTGGGCTGGGGGTTGTTCGGCTGCACGGGCGCGGCCGGTGTGGCCGGAGGCGTGGAGCCGCCGGCCGGGTTGGCGTACAGGTCCCACTGCCATGCCTCGCCACGGAACACGTTGAGGTCGATGGGACTCCACGTGTTGACCACACCAGTACCTGAGTACTGGCGCATGGCCTCACCGTATGCGCCGATCATCCACGGATTGGCCTGATAGCCGGTCGGGCTCATGTTGGCGTACTGGGCGATCCACAGGCCGTAGTTGCTGCGGATGTCGCCGGGGATGGTGCCGGCCACGGGGCCGGTGTAGAGCAGCGGCTTGACGCCGCCCGAGAGCCGTTCGCATTCACCCATGAAGCGGCGTACCCAGTCCCAATTGCCCCATGCGGGGTTGTCGTCCATCTCCCAGTCGAGGGCGACGATGCCGTGACGCCAGTAGTTCGACGTGTTCCGGTAGAAGAACTGGGCCTCGGCTTCGGGGTTGCCGCCCATGGCGTAGTGGTAGAGGCCGAACCGTTTGCCGGACGCCTGCGCCTGGGCGATCATGCGGTTGGCGTCGGTGTTCACACCGGACACGAGGCAGTTGTTGTTGACCTGTCCGGTGCCCCATGTGGTGCCGACCACGACGAAATCGGCCTGCATGTTATACACGTCCGCGCCGCACTGCCAGTTGCTCATGTCCACGCCCTGCATGTCCGCGTGCGCGGTCGCCGGCGCGGACGCGAGCAGCACGGCGAACAGTGCCGCGATGAGGGCCTGTAGCGGCTTGCTTTTGTTTTTGAACTTGCCCAAATTCGTTTTCCTTCCTATGTGATGGGTGGGCATGAAAATAGCCCCCGCCGGAATCGGCGAGGGCTAAGCCTTTGGTTTTCTCGGCGCTATCGGCGCGTCCTGTATGTCCTGATTGACTTGGGTGCCGTGCCCGTTGCCACCAAGCGCGTGGTAGGTGGCGTACACGCCTTCGGCGCGGGTTTTGAGGTCGTTGTCGGCGATACCGCCCGCGGCGACCATCTCACGCTGCATCTGCTCCAATTTGCACAGGAGCATGGTTTTCACCCCATCCTGCAGTGGGTCGAGCCGCTGGTCGAGCTGGGTCAGGCTCGCGTCCACCTGATCGAGCCTTTGCGACAAGGCCGGGTCCGGTTTGCCCGCTTGGTCGATGCGGCGCAGTATCCATCCGGAGACCGTGCCGCCGCACGTGGTGATCACGGAGACCAGGATCGCTGCCCATACGGGTATCATCTCGGTCAAGTCATGGCCTTCTTTCCTTTCGCTAATTGTTTTGCAGTGGCATGGTGTGGCCGGGCAGCGCGTTGGGTGTGGCGATGCTGTCGAGCACGTCGAGCACGCTCCGGTTCTTCTCGTCGAGGTCGTCCCTGAGGGGTTTGTCGTGGTTGTTGGTGATCTCCCCGCGCGTGGCCCGGTCGCGCTCCCTGCCTTTCCGGTCGCCCCACAGGGCGGTGGCGATGTTCGATACCACGGTCAGTGCGGCCACGATGATGTACGTCCAGGCGGGCAGGCCTTCGGGAAGATTCATTGGTGTGCCTCCAGGATTTTCGTCTTTTTCCGGGTTTCGCGGCGCAGGTAGTCCTGTCTGAACGCCTCGTAGCGCGCGTGCCCGTCCCGTTGCCGCCCAGGTCGCAGTATCGCTTGCCGGCCTCCAATTGGCGTTCGTGCTGGGTGCGCTGGTGTGGGCGAACAGTTCCGTGCGCAGCTGGTTGAGCTGGAGCTCGTTGAGGCTGTCCTCCGCGTTCTCCAGCCGCTCCCAGTCGCGGTCCAGTTTGGCTTGCAGGGTCCTGATGGTGGCGGGGTCGGCCAGCGCGTCGTCGAGCTCCTGCCGGGTTATGGTCATGCTCCTGCGGTCGAGGCGTTTGAGCAGCCACGCGACGAATGTTCCCGTGCCGCCGCGCCCAATATCGCGATCAGCAGGGTCGCCCATACGGTTATCTTCTCGGTCAAGTCATGGCCTTCTTCCCCTCGCTGGCGGTCATTGCACGGCCTTGATGTTGATTGGTGTGAGTTTGGTTTTGTCGGGTGTGCCGTCCGTGTAGGTCAGGTCGCGGTATTCGACCTGGCCGGCGATTGCGCCGGTGTTGATGTCCCTCGTGTGGCAGTGTTCGAGGCGCATGCTGTCCCATACGCCCAGGGAGTCCATCCGGCAGCCGTAGGCCTCCAACCGTCCCTTGGCGAGGCGGAAGCCCGTGTATGCGCAGTCGCGCATAACGATGGTGCCGGCCGCTCCGGAGTAGCAGCCGTACGATGTGGTTGCGACCCGGCCGTCGGTGTTGAACCGGCAGCGTGCGAACATGACGTTGTTGAGCGTGATCGCGTCGTTGATCACAACGAGGTAGAGGACGCTGTCGTACGCCTCGACGCGCGTATGCGACGACTCCCGCCACGACCGCCACGCGATCGTCCCCTCGCACGCCTCGAGACGCACGAGCGCGTCCATGTCGAGGGAGCCCCCCATCAGGGTGACGAGCCGGTTCGGCTCGTCCGCGGCTTTGTCGACCCTGCAGTCGCGCATGGCCACGCTCGCGTCCGCGGCCTCGACCATGCTCCCGCTCTGGCCCCACAGCCTGCACCGCACCATGTGCACGTGCTTGCCGGTGTAACCGGATCCCGACGCGGCGGTATAGCCGTTGCGGCTGTACGCCACCGCGGATACGGCCACCCAGTTGCGCGCGTCCGGCTCGCCGACGAACCAGCAGTCGGAGAACGTGACTTGCACCTGCTCGCCGGTCACGCTGGTCTCGTTGCCGTACGTGCCGCCGTCCCTCCCGTCCCAGACACTCTTCGCCTCGCAGGCCGTCGCCTTGTCGCCGACGTAGAACCTGCATCCGGCCACGACGGCGCTCCAGCAGTTGTACAGGTCGAGCGAGTCCCAGCGCGACCCCTGCCCCTCGAACACGCACGAGTCGAAGCGGCACATGTACTTCGATCTCACCGACACGTACTCCTTGTGGCTGAAGTCCGGGCTGGTCTCGTCGCCGAGCGTCCGGTACACGTCCCAGTCGGAGCGCTCGAACCGGCAGCCGCTCATGTCCATCGTGCCCATGAGCCTGCCGGTCTCCCCGGACGCCTGCACGCGGATCCCGATGTTCATGAACTCGCAGTTGCGGAACTCGAGTCCGGCCATCTGGTCGAACACGATCTGGTGGTTGCGGAAGTCGCTGCCGTTGCCCGAGTACGCGCCCGAAAACACGCAGTTGACGAACGTGGCGCGCGCCAGCCCCTTGCGTTCGTCGCGCCCGTTCATCGTCCACAAACGGCCCGCGGGTTTGAAAAACCGGCAGTTGACGAACACCATGTCGTCCGCGGACGACATCTGGGTCTCCGGGTAATCCCGGTCGAACGTGCAGTTGAGGTAGACGCGCCGGCGCGGCACCATCAGGCTCGTGTTGTCACGCTGTATGACCACGTCGCGCAGCAGGACGGGCAGCAGCGCGTCCACGGCCGCATGCGACCTCGAATCGACGGCCGACAGGTACGAGGCCACCGCCTCGTCCGCCGGCACCGCGTTCACGCCCGGCAGGCCGCGCGGGCCTTCGGGTCCTTGCTTGCCTCTTGGCCCGGGCATGACAGACTCGACCAAATCCACGATCTGCTCGCTCATAACAACTCCATTCCGTCTAATCGCTTAATATCCAGCAGCCCCAGCCGACCGTGCGCACGGTCGCACCCGAGGGGCTCACGACCACGCATTTCCACCGGCCGGACCGGCGTTGTTCCCAGATTTCGGCCGTGAACGCCGATGGCGGGATGTTCGCCACCGCATGACCGTCGTCCGTCATCTCGTCGCACGCCCGCGAATACCACAACTCCACGCCGTCCGGGCTGCGCAGTTCGATGCGACCGCTCCACGCGCTCAGATCCACCGGCGTTATCTCACCGGTCGACAGATCCCGCTTGCGCCAACGGCCGCCCAAACGCTCGCTGTCGCCACGCACGAGACGCACGTCACGCGGGACCACGCGTTTGCCGTACACGCCGTTCATATGCTTCCTCCCCTCACTGATCCGCTCATCCGGTGACCGTGCCCTTGTTCTCCAATGCGGTCACGCGCTGGTCGAGCTTCGACAACTGGTCCTTGAGCCACACCTGGTTCTTGTAGAGCGTGTGCTGGATCTGGTCGACGCGGCCGTCCGTGGCCGCGAGACCGCTCGTGATGGCCTTCAACTGGTTGACCGTGCTGCCCTGATCGTCCACGATGGATTTGAGGGTCTTCTGCTGTTCGGCGAGCTGTTCCTGCGCGGTCTTCAGTTCGGCCTGCTGCCGTTCGAGTTGCTTCTGCTGTTCGGCAAGCTGCCGTTGCTGCTCGCCGATCTGTTCCTGTTGCTGCTGCAGTATGACCTGCTGCAGGCCCTGTGCCTGGGTGAGTTCGTCGAGTTTCGAGGTCAGTTGGGTCAGTTCGGTGCCGGTGGGCCGGTTCGCCTCCTTCTTCGACGCCTCGCGTTTGCGTTGCGCGTTGACCTGGCGGGAGGCCCAGTCGGCGCCCGGCGACGAGTACACGCGGGTCAGATCGGTGACCGGCGTATCCAACGGTTCGCCCTTGTCGGCGTCGACGCCCGTGACGACGGCTTGGGCGAGGAGCCTCATACCTTCGTCGTTTGGGTTGATGCCGGTGGCGTGCATGTCGGGGTCGGAGCCACAGATGGCGCGCATGTTGCGGATGACGAGCGCGTCGGCCGAGGTGCCCGCGAGGGTGATCGCGGTGAGAATATGCCCCTGTTTCGCGATTCCTTCGGCATCGGCGGCATCGGGGATGCAGCCGGGGCCGACGCCCACGACGATGCGCGCCGCGGGAAACAGCCTCTTGGCTTTTCCGATCGTGTCCGCGACCGCCTGCCGCATGTTGGCCAGCGACTGGTAGGAGTCGGTCAGTCCGGTCATCAGGAACACGTAGCCGACCTGACCGTGCGCGTATCCGGTGTCGGCTTTCGCAGCGTCGAGCTGCATACTGATGGCGTTTCCGTCGACCAGGTATCCGGCGTCGGTTTTCGCGTAGTTGTGTTCGGTCAGGTTCAGTTCGCCGCTGGCCAGCGTGCTGTACCGTTTCGCCGCCGTGCTGGCACCGGTGCCTAGGGTGACGCTGTCGCCGCACCATACGGCGTGCGTTCCCGCCGGTATGGCGCGGGTCTGGTTGATTCCGCTCACGTGTCGTTCCTTTCCTGGGCCTGCAGGGTGAGCCAGTCGCTGTCCGCGGAGCCGCTCAGGTCGGTGATCTTCAGTCTGAGCAGCCGGGAGCCGAGGTGGTCGTCCTCGACGCGCAGGTCGGCATGGTCGCCGACTTTCACATGGTGTTCCTCGCCGACCTTGACCTTGTAGGTTTCCGCGGGGAACGCGCCCTGGGCGAGGTCTCCCAACGCGTGCGCCTGCAATGTTCTCAGGTCGCTGACCGTGGTGTGCGTGGTATCCGCGGACTGGCAGAACAGGTAACCCTGGTCGGTGAGCCGGGCGGTGGTGCGCCGGCACATGAGGGTCTTGTCGCCGTCCTTGCCGCCGGTGAGCCACGCCTGCGAGGTCATCGACCCGCCGGCCCCGGCCACCGAGGAGAGGATGACGCGCTGGCCGGGTATCACCGCGTTCCACCGGTGCGTGTTATCGATGAGCTCGTTTCCGGCATGCAGGTCGAATATGAGACTTCCGTCGGGTCTGATGCGCGGGTCGAAACGTATCTCGATGCCGTGTTCGAGGCTTGTCAGGTCGAGGATCCGGTCGGCGCAGGTGGCCAGATCCCACGCGTAGTAGGTGCGGGTCCTGTCGCCACCGGTCACCGGAGGCAGGCTGATGGGCAGGCCGCCCCATTGCATGGCCTCGGCGGTCAATCCGCGTGCGATGTCCGCGTAGCTGCCTTTCAGGGTGAGGTCCATGTCCCCGGCGGGGTGTTTCTCGTCGAGGAGCATGCTCCCGTCGCGCCACGAGTCCTTGAGCGCATGGTTGATGACGAGTCGTTTGGTCAGCAGGGTCAGGCCGCCGCCCACAGTGAGCTTCAGGCTCCGGTTCTCTGCGTCCCACTCCCAGTCCGTCAACGGGCCCGCATGCACCACTTCGAAACCGCCGTTGGTGGCGCGTTGCAACGCGATCAGCGCCTTCCAGCAGCGCAGGGATTCGAACAGTCCGAGTCTGGCGGCGGTCCGCGTGTAGTCGACGGTCACGTTCATGGATCCGGGCTGGTTCAATGATTCCGTCCAGTCGGCGGCCGTGTAGGGCAGTCGGTAGAGGTGCCGGCCGGTGACCGGCTCGTACACGTGTACCGTCAACGGGGCGAGCTGTGATGCCATGAGGTCACCTCCATGCCGGTCGTACGATCATCGACGCCGCTCCCCCGCCGACGACGACGGCCGATACGACGGCGCCGCCCGGCGGGATCTGGAATGCGTCGTCATAGGTGACAATGCCCGCGCTGGGTATCATGTCCCGGAAATCCAATGCCAGATTCTGCGCGTCGCCCTGCCATTGCACGCGATGCCCGGCATACCACAACGTCAGCGAGGTCGCATGCCCCGATATCCTCACGTTTGGCCATGTGGCCGCCGTGCCGGGGTTCTGGCAGCGGATCACGCCGCCGGATGCCGTGTAGGTGACCGGCTGCCCGTATTTCAACGGGTCTGGACAGTAGATGATGAGCGTGAAAGTGAACGCGCGGAGACTGAGCAGCATGCTTGGTGCGGGATCATCGGCAAGCCAGCCGGTCAGGGTACGCGCTCCGAGCGTATCCTCCACAAGCAGGGTGACCGGCTGATAGGCGAACGCGCATATCCTGTCGCGGAACTGCGCCGCGGCCACGGTCGAGAAGCGGGCCATCGCGCATTTGATGGTGACGGTTCGAGATTCGCCGGTGAGACGGCTGGGCCAATATGATCCGTCCTGTTGAGGTATCGGGATGCCGGTTTCCCGTGGTTTGGGCGTGCCAAACAGTCCGTCGATGCCATTGAGGGTGATCCATGCATTCGCCCGGTTGTCGAGCCTGTTATCCGTGAGAACGATCGCGTCATTCTCGGATATGAGTTGTATGCGCATGATTACTCCTTGCGTTTACCCCCATTGGCTTGATGCCGCTTCCAACCGGGCGCCAGCCATGGCGAACAGGACTTCGGGATCGGATCCGCGTGCGTCGATATCGACCTGAACGTTGGTGTTCCTTGACCGGTCGGTGTTTGCAGTCGGCTGGAGTACGCCCTTGGGCGCGTAGTCAGCCACCGTGGGTGGTGTGAGCGTGAATCCGTCGAGTTTCAGTCCGGCCACGATGTCGTCAAACGCGCGGTCGACGTAGGCCTGGCTGTCATCGATGCCTTCGGCGATGCCCCGGCCCATCATGATGCCGACCTGATCCCTGAACACGCGGCTTGGCGAGTGGATGCCGAGGAAGCTTTTGACGCTTTCCAACGCCCCGGACACGGCGTTCTTGGCGGCGTCGAACAGCCGGCCGGCGGCGGAGGCGATGCCGCCCGCGATGCCGGTGATGATGTTCAGGCCGACCTCGCCCCAGTCCACGGAAGTGAACGCTTTCCACAGGCTGGACACGATGGCGGGTATCTGGCCGATGAGCTGGGGTATCGCGCTGGCGAGCCCGTTGGCGAGGGTGACGAGGATCTGCACGCCGGCGGCGAGTATCTGCGGCAGGTTCGCGGCTATCGAGCTTGCGAGGTTGCCGATGATGGTCGGGGCCTGCGCGATCAGCTGCGGCAATGCGTTCACGATGCCCTGCACGAGGCCGAGCAGCAGGTTCATGCCGCTGTTGAGCAGCTGGCCGACGTTGGATGCCAGACCGGACACGAGAGCCGTGATCATGCCGATGGCGGCGGGGATGAGCGTGGGCAGTTGGGCGGCGAGCCCGTTGACCAGCGTGGTGACGATGAGCACGGCCGTGCCGATCAGTTGTGGCGCGTTCGTGGCGATGGTGTTCATCAGCGCGGCGAGGATCGCGGCTCCCTGCGCGATCATGGCCGGCAGGTTGGCGGTGATCTGCATGTTCAGCTGCTGCAGCATGCCCGGCAGTTTCGCGGACAGCTGGCCGATCATCGCGAACAGCTGCCCCTGCATGCTCTGATCCAGCAAACCGAGTCCCGCTATCAGTGCGGCGATGATGCCGGCGATGCCCATGTATTTGATGAAGTTGCCCGGACTGAAGAATCTGCCGAATATCGAGCCGATGGCACCGAGCCCTGATTGGAGTCTGGGGCCGACCACGGACGCGATGCCGGAGAACGCGTCGCCGATGGGTCCCAGTGCGGCCTTGGCCTTGCCGGCCACGTCGGAGGCGAGCTTGCCGAGTCCGTCGCCGAATGATTGGAGCGATGTGACGATTGGGTTGTTCTCGAAGCCGGACGCGATGCCGGAGAACGCGGAGGTGAGTTTGGTCTTGACCGGCGCGGTGATGGCTCCGATTTTGGATGACAGTTGGGTGCCGAGTGCCGAGACTTTTTCTCCGAGTCCGCTGTTGGCGATTTTCTCGCCGGCGAGCTGGAACGGGAAGGCGATGTCTTTGGCGATGGTCTTCGCGTCCATCGTGAAGGCCGTGAATCCTTTTTTGAGCTGGCCGGGCAGTGCCGTCATCTTGCCGGTGAGGGTTTTGATTCCTTTGTCGCCGCTTTTGCCGAGCAGGTCAAAAACGCCGGTGATCTTGTCGATGTTGCCGCCGATGCCTGTGAACAGGGTGAACGCGCCGGCGAGTTGGCCGATCTGGCTGGCGATGTCCTGGATGGTGATGCTGCCGTCGGCGAGGCCCGTGGAGAATCGTTCGATGAGTTTCACGGCTTTGTCGATGTAGGGGCTGAGTTGGTCGTTGAGCTTGTCGACGAGCGGGGTGAGTTGTGTGCTCAGGGCGTCGACGGCGGGGATGGCTGCGTTGAACAGTTTGCGCAGTGATTCGAGCGCGATCTTGCCGGGGCCTTCGCCCAGTCGGCCGAGCGCGGCCTTGACGTTGGCCAATGCGCCTTGGAACGTGTCGCCGGCGGCGAGGGCGGCTCCTCCGAGTCCTTCCTGCATGGCCGTGGCGAACGTGTTGAAGTCGATCTTGCCCTTGGACACCATGTCGGAGACTTCCTCGGAGGTGGTGTTCAGGTGTTTGGCGAGCAGTTGGAGCACGGGCACGCCCGAGCTCATGAGTTGGAGCATGTCGTCGCCCTGCAGCTTGCCTCGTGCGGCCACGGAGCCGAATATGGTGCCGATGTCGGTCAGCGAGCGTCCGCTGATCTGCGCGGTGTCGGCCACGGTCTTGAGCACGTTGGTCATCTGCTGGGGGCCCCCCCCGGGCGCGCGGGGGGGGGGGCGCCGCCCCC